AATAGAAGAAAAAGAAAAAGCAAAAGAAGAATTAAAATTTATAACAGAAAAAGTTAAAGTAAAAAGAGAAAAAGATAGACAACCAAAACCAAAATCTATAATTAAAGAAAAACCAAAACCAAGACCTGTAAAACCAAACTTAAAAGTAAATATTCCTGAAAAAGAAAAACTAAAACAAGAAAAAGAAATGCGAGTAATAGAAGAATCACAAATGGGTCAAGAAGATAAAAAACCAAAATCAAAATCTATAATTAAAGAAAAACCAAAAAGAACACCTGAAGAGATAGCAAAAAGAGACGCAATGCTTGCTTATAATGAAAAAATAGGAAAAGAAGAAGAAGAAAAAGAAAGAATAAGACAAGAACTAGAAATTCAACAAGTTGAAATAGCAACAGCAAAAGAACAAGCAAGACAACAGAAAGAAGACCAAGCAAGAGTAAAAAAAGCAGAACAAGCAATAGCAGCAATAGCAGCAAAAGAAGAAAAAGAAAAAGAAAAAGTAAAGAAACAAGATTTTTATACAAAATATGGAGTTGATTTATATCGGTCTAAGACAGATCCTAATCAATCATTTACTTTAAAACAACTACAAGGTAAAGATATGTCTCAATATTATAAAGTTGAAGATATGTATAGGTCAAATATAACTGGTCATCTGGTTTGGTTAAAAGATTTAGAAAAACAAGGATTAGCAATGTATCACGGAGAAGGTAAGAAATTTTATATAGAAAAAGATACAATGTATAAATTAACAGATAAAGATAGAAAAATCCAAGAACAAGCAAGATTAAAATATGCGGCAGAAAAACAAGCAGAAGCAGATGCGAAACGAGAAAAAATAGTATCAGCAGAAGCAAAAGTTGCTGCTTTAGGAGAAAAAATACCAACTTTAAAAAAATTTGAACAAAAAAATATCCCTCAATTAACACAAAAAGAAATAAGAGACAAAAGAGATGAAGAAGCAAAGGATAAAATAAGACAACAAATGGCAGAAAGACAAAAAGTAGAAGTAAAAGAAGTTCCAAAAAAAGAAGTGCCAAAAGAATATGAATTATCTAATAGAAAACGTATTTTTATTGATAAAGATAAAGTTTTTTATAAGGGAAAAGAAGTAGGTTATTTTAGAAAAGATAAAATATATTTAAATGATATGCCTTCTTCAAGCGACAATAAAACATTAAGTTTAAAAGATGTTACAGAAATAGCACCAACTGTAATAAGTTCAGTTGTATCACAGATTGAAGTTCCTCCTGAGTCTAAACCAATTGTTTGGGTAAATCCAGTAGTAGCACCAAGTCCTTTAGTTCCATTTGTTCCAGCACCAAAAGTAGATACAAGTGATAGAGCATCATTTGCGAAATTTGAACATAAGTGGGGATATGGGGATAAATACGATATAATCTATATTGATTATAGCACAGGCGAAGTTTATGATGAGAATAATAATTTAGTTGGACAGAGAGATCTAAACCAAAGAAAAAGATTAAATGTAGTGGGAGAGCAATTAGACCTTACAGATTATAATTTAATTTAATTTTAATAGTTTTACAATAGATAAATAATAATTTATGTCGCTACATATTTGAAAGATTAAAAACTCTAAACTAAGTAAATCCATTATATATAGAAAATAAATATATATCTAATATATAAGATGTCTCAATTAAATACTGTGAAAAATTCGGTTCAACCTGAGAAAATTTATTATGACCTTACGGTAAGCAATTTCCAATCAAGCACAGCAAATCCACAACCCTTTTATTTTAATGAAAGTCGTACTTTACCTTATTTACTTTGTCCTCAAGATTATTATTTATCAATTATTCGCTTCAGTGTCGATACCGGAACAATGCCTGTTTTTATTCCATCAATCCAACCTAATCAAGCAAATCCAAATCTTACAATTTATTCAGTTTCTATGAGTTGGTTAGATCCTACAACAAATATTTCTTATACAGAACAATCATTTATTGAATATCAACCACAAGACTTATCAATTCCTGTCCCAATTGCTCCTTCTCTTACCTCAAATGGATTACAAATTAATGAAACTGGATATTATAATGTGTATTCTTATCAATGGTTATGTTATTTAGTATTTTTAGCATTTGAAGATGTTGCTGCTAAGATGGTTTTAGCAACAGGAGGTAGTCCCAATCCCCCAGATTTAACATATAGTCCAATAATTAATTGGGATAGCACATCTCAAAAAGCAGTTATATACGCAAACGCAGCAACATATGATTTAAATGAACAATATTACTCACCAACATCAGCAGCAATTAATGTATATATGAATGCTCCATTATATGGATTATTTAGTAGTTTTCCAGCAAGATATTTAGGATATGGACAAACTTTAGGCACTGATTATCGTCTATTAATTGTAGATGTTGGAGGAACAAATAATCAAACTATTGTTCCACCTCAACCAGCGATTCCTGGAGATGTACAATATGTAGCAATAAATTTATATCAAGAGGTATCAACAACATCATCAATTTCGCCAATTCTTGCTATGGTTTTCTGTAGTAATACTCTTCCAATCGCATCAAATAATGTATCAACTCCACTTGTATTTAATAATAATCAACTTATTCAATTTGCTGGTAATAATTCAGCAATGTCAAATATTATAACAGATTTAGTAAGTTCAACTGGAACTTATACACCAAATTTAGTATATGTCCCGCCTGGCGAGAACAGATTAATTACAATGTATGGCAACAGTCCTCTTAGCAATTTAGATATTTCTATTTTTTATCGTATTAGAAATGGTTCGCTTGTTCCATTTGTCTTACAAAGTGGAGGAAGTGTAACATTAAAAATTCTCTTTGAAAAAAAGAATTCCTTATAATTTAATTTGAATTAAATCAATTTTATAATAAATATTATCTTTTACTATTATATAATGTCTAGTGATTTCAAAACCGAACTAATTAAGGATGCTACAATTGCGGATATCACCAGCGAACTTACTTACGCAGTGGAATCAGGTGCCTCAAACTGTACCTACCAGTCCTTTCCAGCAACTTCTCCTTCTAACTCGTCAGTGGCATTTTCTGTCCAAGTTCCTAGTGAATCAATCGTTTTAGGACGAGATTTACTTTTTCGGGCAGGAATGACTTTTAGAATCAATCTTACGGGAGTTCCAATTGGATACCCTGCTCTTAAATGGGGTGTAGATTGTGCTCTTGCTCCTTTCCCTCTTGCCTCACTTATGACTACAGTAAATTGCCAAATTAATAACACAAATGTATCAGTAAATCTTCAAGATATTCTTCCTCAAATTTTAGCACTAAATTCTAGGGAAGATCTTGCTTATTACAACGGAGCATCTCCTTCTCTTCCTGATGGCGATTATGGTTCATTTGCTGATGCTGAAGGTGCTAACAATAATCCTCTAGGAACATATGTAAATAATTCGTATGATAATCAACTTATGGGTCGTGGTGGTTTCCCAGTAGCATTAACTGTTCTTCACAATGTTACTGCTGGTGGGCAAGACGCAAGTCTAATTTCAACCAATGTTGCTGATACTTGGGTTGTGACTGTTTCGGTTCAAGTAACTGAACCTGTTTTCTTATCTCCTTGGACTTGGGGTAATCCTGAACGAAATGCCCAAGGTATTGTAGGAGTAAATAATATGGCATTCACATTTAATTTAGATTCTAGTCTTAAACGACTTCTATCGGCATCTAATCCTTACATTGTCTCTCTTGCTGCTGGTGGTGCTGATTCTAAACTATTTGGAGGAGTCCAAGTTGGTCTTAATAAAGCAGATCCTGCTCCAACTCTTCTTCTTAAATTTCTATCTACTCAACCAAGTGATTTAATTGAATCCAAAAATGTTGTTCCTTACACAGATTTTCCTCGGTATTTAACTACTGCCTCTACTTCTATTGTAGCAGGAGGTAATGCTGATTTAAATACTCAATCTCTTCAAATTAATCAAATGCCGAGCAAAATTATAATTGTAGCACGTAGACCAATGAGTGGTAGTGATTGGAGTGATCCTTCTACTTTCCTTACCATTAAAGGTATCAGTGTAAATCTTAATAATGCCTCGGGTCTTCTTAGTTCCAGTTCTCAAAATGATCTTTGGCGTATGTCGGTTCGAAATGGGTCAAACCAAACTTGGGCACAATTCTGCGGTCAAGCAGTCAAACCAAGTGCCAATTATGCTCTTCCTGCTACTGGTATTCAACTAATTCCTACTGGAGGTTCAATGATTGTTCTTAACCCTGCGTATGATCTATCTCTTCCTGACTACATTACCTGCGGATCTCTAGGAAATTACAATCTTCAAATGCGTCTTGAAGTTGTCAATCAATATGGTGAAACTATCACTCCTGAGATTGTTATCCTTTGTGTGAACTCAGGAGTGCTTACAACGGTTCAAGGTACTTCAAGTACTTTTACAGGCATCATCACCAAGCAACAATGTTTAGATGCGAAAGCAATGAAAGCAACTTCATCGGCAACCGAGTCTAGAATGGTCGGCGGCGCATTACTTAATATGTCGTTAGTCCGTCACCCTCGGCACAGTGGTATGCGAGGGGCAGCGGCATCAGGAGGGGTTATGTCGGGTGGTATGGCGCGAGGGAAACTGGCATCTCTTATGTGTTAAAAATTGAAATAAAGGCACACCATATATGTATATAGAAAATGATTGGAAGAATCTATTATTTGCGTTGCGATGAGACAAATGATGTCTATATTGGTTCAACAATACAAACATTAAAAGAAAGATTACGAGGACATATTAAAGATAAATATTGTACATCAAAATTAATAATAAAATATGATTCTTGTATTATTTTATTATTAGAAGAAATAGAAGTAGAAAATAGAAAAGAATTAGAAAAAATAGAACGACAATATATAGAGACATATGTTTGTGTAAATAAAATGATTCCTGGAAGAACTGATAAAGAATATAGAAATGATAATAAAATAAAAATAGCAAAAAAAGATAAAGAAATATATAAATTAAATAAAATACAAATTTTAGAAAAACAAAAAATATATGCTCAAAAAAATAAGATTGAAATAGCAAAAAAACAAAAAGAAAAATATACTTGTGAATGCGGTAGTATTTTTAGAAAATATGATAAAGCACGCCACGAAAAATCTAAATTTCACATCAACTTTTGTCTCAATAAATAAATTGATACAAAAATTTAATATAATATAATAGTATATAAATGCCAGGAAATCCAGGAAGTTTTGAAGGCGATACTCTTTATAATAGGAGACTGATTGAAATTTTAAGAAATTATGAAAAAGTAAATGACTTTCACGAACCCACAAATATGCTAGTTGGTGGGACTCGTCAACGTAAAATGATTTTATCTGGAGACACTAGTTATGATAATGAAGCAAATTTTGGAACTTCTGGTAAATCAACTGGTGGAACAGTTGGCGGTCGAGCAAATAAAACTAAAAAACGTGGTGTTGCTAAAGCACTTAGAACTTTTGGAAGAGCAGTTAAACCTTTAGGAAAAAATTTAAAACCAATTAAACAGGCATTAGGAAATCGGGTAGTTCAAGAGATCGATGGATTTGATGGACGAGTAGCACAAGATATTGATCCTCAAGAACAAGTTGGTGAAATGTATGAAGTTCCAGAAGCAGAAGTTGACTACACTTATGGACTGCCAAAACTTCCTGGAGGCAGGGCATACAACACAAAAAAAAAGGGACTGGCAAAATTTATTCGCACTGTTGGTATGGCAGCAAAACCCCTTAATAAAAACCTCAAACCACTCAAAGAAGCGATGATGAAAAAGGCAGTTGAAGTAATTGAAACTGGAGGAAAAAAGAAATCAAAATCAAAAGTTGGGGGAGCAAAATCTAAATCAGCGAGAGGGGCAATAGTTTCAAAAGTAATGAAAGAACAAGGACTTGGTCTTGGAGCAGCATCAAAATACGTAAAAGATAATGGTCTCTATTAGAAAATCAAATTAATAAAATAATATCTATATATATAAATGCCTGAAATCTTACATTCAAAAGAACTTGATGGTGATATAAATATTAAAAAACGTTTAACAAAAAATCTAAATAAGACTTACGCAAGTGACGAACCCTTTGGATTAACGGTTCCAGACGCGAAAAGTTTTGATGCTTTATTATCAGCGACAGAAGAAATTGATACAACTGCTGATTTAGTTGTATCTGTATTAAATAAAAAACAATCAATTCCAGAGAATGTATTAGCATCGTATGATGCTTCTAAACAAATTGATGAATTTTTTAAATCAGTAAGAAAAGGTTTAAATTTAGCAAAAAGTACAAAATTTAAAGGATTACCTCGAACAGATATAGAAAAAATATCAAATTATTTACCAGGTTTCCAAGAAAAATTAGCACGATTTCAAACATTATTTGGAGATGTTAAAAGAAGAAATGCTCCCAAAGTAAATATACCACTTAATAAATTAAAGACTGAAGAACAACAATTAAAAAAACAAATAACAGATGCCACACAAACACTTGAAGAAGCGGAATGGAATGATCAAAATGGATATGGTAGTGCGGAAACTGATGAAATAATACAAAATTATACTGAACACATACAAAAACTTAAAGAGGATATTGCTCTTAAATCAGCACAAATTGCTCATATGAGAAAAGGATCAAAATTAATTTATGAAACAAAAGAATTTGCTACCAAAGTTGCTGAGGTTGATTATGGATTAATTCTTACAGATTTTATAGAATTTATTCGATTATTAAGTGATGGAATTTCATCATTTAATAGTGGAAGAACAACGCAAGGAAATTTAGGTGGTTCACATTTATTAGGACATAATCCTGCCGATTATATGCCAAGAAGGTTTATGTAAATTATACATTAGTTCGGCAAAATGCTTCTTTTTCACCAAAAATAACCATTGGATATGTTTTAGCAATTGTGACCCAACGACCACTCATACTTTTAACTTTTTTAATTTCTTCTTTAGAAAGTCCTAAATATTGGTCAAATAGATATTTAGAAGATTTATTTCCCATATTTTTTGGGAATATTGTTATGCTGTGGCATTCATTTAAAATCTTCTTAGTATCATTACCTGCCGTTGCGATATGAGAAGTATAAATAACAGAGACATTGAAGTGCCGACCAGTTTCTAAGATAGAACCTAAAATAGATTGAACTTTTAATTTAATTGCTTTTTGAGTGATACAATCCGTATCGTCAAAGATAACTAATGAATCTTTAAAATCTTCAGCAGTAAGTTCCATTGATAAAAACTCAGGTTTTTTAATATTAATTCTTTTTAAATATTTAATTTTGTCTAAAGTAATATCGTCATCTAAACTACTAAAAACAAATACAGGTCTTTTAGGATAAACTTTGTGATATTCTCCAATATATTCTTTTGAATAGTATGACTTTCCCGACCCACTAGGAGCAGTAATATATAAAATACTTCGTTCTGTTTTAGGGTCAGGTATTTGTTGAATTACTAAATCTCCTTTAGGAATAAATGTGTTAAATCCATCTTCAATAGATTTATCATTGATATAAAGTGTTTTCTTTCCAACTTTACATATTGCTTTACCTTCGTCCTCGTAGTTTAAATGACCACTCATTATAATATATATAGAGTTATTATAAATTCATTCTAAACGATTATATGATAAATTCGTTTAAGTTCTAAATAACTATCAATCGCTTCTTGTTCAGTTTTTACACGTTTTTGTATCATTTTTCCATTAATTCCTATTTGAATTACCCAATAAATTGATTCAGTTTCATCTTTTTTAATATAACTATATTTAGTATATCCTTTCGCATTGGTATTAAAACTATTTTGTTGAATTGTAATACATCGTAAATTTTCAACAGAGTTATTATGAATGTCGTGATTAATATGATCTACAATTAATTCGCTATTTAAATCCAATCCTAAAAACGCATTAGCAATTATACGATGATTTAAATAATTTTTTTTATTAATATTAATTTGCCAGTAACCTTTTTTTTTAGAGACAATTTTTGTCCATTTTTTTTGTCTTAAATTCCATCGCCATATGTCTCCATTATCGTAGCAAATTAAATCACAATCATCTACTTGGATTAATTCAAACATTCCTAATAATATATAAAACTTTAACTTCAATTCAGTTTTATATATCTATAATGTATATGTTAAAAGACCGAAAACTAAATGAAATTAATGAGAATACTGAAAAAGTTATTCATAAATTTGCTTTAACTTCTAAAGTAAAATTTTTAGGGTCTAACAGCAAGAAAGGAATTTTATACGGAAGTGATTTTGATCTTTTGTCTCCAATTAAAGAACCAGCAGACGCACTTGCTCATCACTTCCAACAGATATTTTCTAAACCTTTTAAATATCTTTTGGAGTTCAAATGTGGTAAAACAAAAAAAGGAGACAAACTAGTTTGGTCACAAAAACAAATCCAAAAAGGAATAAACAAAGGAATCACTTTAGAAAATGCTATTAAAATGGACGCAATGATTAAAACAGATATTATATTACCACAAGGAATTTCATTCGTTGAAATATCAATTATTTATAATACAAAATACCAAACCCAGAAAACAAAGGATACAATTGAAGAAGAATTTGAATACGAAATAAAAGAATATTCTAAAAAAAATAGTTTCAAGGCATTAAAAAGATTATACTCACTATTAAGTTTAGATGATAAAAATATGAAATTAAAAGAAAAACTAATTAAATTCTTTAATAGTGATATAGGACTTGTGAACAAAGTTGCTAACGATTTAGAGACTTTGTCTCAACTTGTCTCTAAATATAAAATTCCTTATAAAAAAATATATAATAATTGTCAATATTTAAAAGAAAAGTTAAGTGTCGTTCCTTGGATAAAAGTTAAAGAATTTGATGAGATTGATAAAGTGAATTATAAATCAAAAATAAAAGAAATTATAGAATATATTAGAGACAAAGTAAACTTACCAAGCAAGATTTTTCTTAATGAGTTTAAAAGTATAATATAAAATAATTATAAATTATAAATGAAAAATAAAGATGTAATAAGTAAACTAAAAAGAGCACAAGCGATTCAACTTTTAGAAGATTACTATAAAGAAAATCCTAGAGACAAGTACCCAAAATTTAGAGAATACACTCTTCATCAATTAAAACAGAATATTAGAATGTACAATATAAGATTAATAGAAGAATAATAATAAACTGTTAATATATGACCGCAATTCCTTTAGATGAACGTGGATTATGTTATATTCAAGGACGAGATCAAAAAAATGATGGAACATTACAAACCTATCCAATTGCTCTCATTGGTGATTTATCCGCACAACTTAATCCAAGTCCATTGGGTTCCATCTATGTTGAAATAGATGGAGCAGGTTTAGATTTTCATACTGGGACAGCAACCGTAGCAGGATTAGATTATGATGCTCGTATTTTAGTAACAGGAGCGAACACAATAGCAGGCGGAGCAGATATGAATATATTTTCTAAAAATTTTAATCTAAATTTTACAGCAGGTGGTGCTTTGTCTCTAAACGGATCAGTAGGAACAGCAGGACAAGTTTTAACAAGTCAAGGAGCAGCAGCACCATATTGGGGTGCTGGCGGAGGCGGACCAGGAACAATTCCAACTCTTTATGAAGTTCTTGATAATAATAATTCTGCTGGTGATTTAGGTATTGATGATTGTCCTTCTGTAAATCATACTGGGTTAATCTCTATTGGTGGCGTAGGAGTTGAATTAAACACAAATGGAGATGGACTTTATTTAAATGGTTCAGGTGGAATAGCAGGACAAGTATTAAGCAGTGGCGGAGCAGGACCACCAGTATGGATTGATAATGCTGGAGTAACACCATCTCTTTATGAAGTTCTTGATAATAATAATTCGGCAGGTCAGTTAGGTATTGAAGATTGTACTTCAGTAACTAATATTAATGTTCCATTAACAATTGGTGGAGTTCAATTAAATTTATTAACAGGAGGTTATCCATTAACTATAAATAATGCTACAGGAGCAAACGCAGAATATTTACAATCGCAAGGAGCAGGTCTTCCTCCAATTTGGGCACCTGTAGTAGGAACAGTCCCATTAGGAGACATTACTGCCCCATTAGGATTAACAATTGATTGTAGTAATGGTGCCGCATTTTGTCATATACTTGCTGGACCCATTACTCTTGGAGATACTGCGTCAAACTCATATGTAGAAATTACTCCAGTAGGACCATCGTTAGATTTACTATTTCATAGTAATACTGGAAATCCTTTAGGAGATGTTCAATTTACAATTTATCCAGGTGATCCATTACAACCAGCAAATGCTGGTTCTTTAAATATTTCTGCGGCATCAGTTGGAACCGACCAAATTATAGTATCTACCGCCACATCAGGAGAAGTGATTTGTAACACGTATTCACCATTAGATGGTACTGAACCAATAACCATTGGAACTGATTTAACACATTGTCTTACTATTGATACTGCTACAACTGCTGGACAATCATCATTAAGTCTTTCTACGGGTGATGGTGGTGTTTTTGGGGTTAATGATTGTAAAATTGTATCAATTGATAGAGGAAATGGTCAAAATGATAATGAACTGGTTTTAGAAGCAGGTGCTGTTCGTTTTACATCAGGACAAACAATTACTGCCGAAAATGGTAATTTAACTCTTGCGTTTGAAACGTGTCCTTATAATGCTGTAATTAAAAAAAACTTTACCGATGACTTTGACTCAACAATTACCCTACCGAATACACCAGTTGATGGTTGGAGACTTTCAATAGTATGTATAAATGTGAATCATACTATGACATTCGTTACTAATCCTCCAAATGGTGGATTTCGTGTTTGGAATAATAATAATGATTTTAGTCCAAATAATGTTATATTTGGAAGTAATATGGGAGGCGAACTATTTAGTGCTGGTGGGTTATATTGGATTCAAAGAAGCACCACTACCTCATACATCCCACCTTAATTAAAAAATAATAAATAAATAAAATATTTATAGAGTATATAATGTCGGTTTCTAATGATGGTTATGAACGTTTTGAAAGAATGACAATGAATGCTGGAAATACTTGTGAAATTTCAGCAGCAACACAAACTGCTATTGGAACTGCTGCTATAATAGATGGTGCTGTCTGTTTAGGCAAACCACGAACTGGAGCAGGGACTGATCAATTTGCTGAATTAAATGGTAGCAAAATTGTATTTCATAATGGACTTGCTCCACAACTGAATGATTATGATGCTCGTATTATCTGTTCTGGAATGGCAAATGGTAATGGACAGGCGAATCTTACACTTAACGCAGAACTCACCACTATGAGTGGTGAGGTAAATTTTGCGGCAGGAGTATCATTTAATGATGAACCAGGAGAAGCAGAATCAATATTACTATCAGCAGGTCCTACTTTACCTCCTGTATGGTTAGCAGCAGATCCTCCAGGAGCAATATTAATTGTTAATGCTGCGGGAAATGTTGCTTGGTTACCAGCAGGAACATATGACCAAATTCTAAAAGTTGGCGGAGATGGTATACCAGTTTGGGGTGCTGCTCCATAAAAATATAATCCAAAATTATGTGTCAAAATTACCCCAAAATTACTCAATATTTAGCAAAATATATATTTTTTGCTAAATAAATTAACACCATAACAGATAATACATTCCCTTAATTGCTCGTTATTTACCCATTTATGGTGTCATCCCTTAAAAT